GCTGAAAGCGCACGTGTATTACAAGATTTAATTGCACGTGGTAAATTAGCAACCCAAACACAAAGAGCATTTGATAAAGAGGTTAGAACCGCCACAAATACTTTTGAAAAGTATAGAGGTAGAGTTTTAGAAGCTGACAAAGCAGTAGGTAGATGGAATAGAACGGGTGAGCGTACAATAGGACTTGGTAAAGACTTAATTGGAGCGTTCGGTATTGCTGGTGGTGTTGCTTTATTTGCTACAATTACAAAAGATATATTTAACACTACTAAGGAATTAGAAAGTTTAGATTTAGCGTTAAAACAAGTAACTGGAAATCAAAAGACTTTTGCAGAAAGTCAAATGTTTTTAACTAGAATATCCGAAGCATATGGTATAGAGATGCAAGGATTAACTAAACAGTTTACGCAGTTCTATGTGTCGGCAAAAGACAAGATTAGCGGTAAAGAAATACAGGGTATTTTTGAAAGTGTAGCAAAATCGGCTGGTTTTATGGGATTATCTATTGATGCGCAAGATAGAGCGTTTAACGCCTTAAATCAAATGATGTCTAAAGGTACTGTTTCGGCTGAGGAATTGAAAGGGCAATTAGGTGAGGCATTGCCAGGCGCGTTCGGTATTATGGCAAAGGCAATGGGTACTACTGAGCAGGGTTTAGCTAAGTTAATGAAAGACGGTAAAGTATTGGCTTCGGAAGTATTACCAAAGTTCGCTAAAGAGTTGGAGAAAGCCTATGGAATTGAAAACAAAGAGCGTGTAGAAACATTAGCAGCAGCACAAACAAGATTAAGTAATTCATGGACTGAGTTTATAAGAATTGTAACGAGTGGAGACAGTCAAATATCTAAATTCTTTGTAAATATAATAGGGTATATTAATAATGCCTTATTGGTTTTAAATAAGTTAATTATATCACAGAAAGACTTATATAAAAATAGTATAAACGTAGCTTACACAGATGAATTAAAAAAACAAAATGATGAGTACTCTAAAATGAGTGAAACTCAAAAAAAGATAACTGCAGAAAGCAGAAATACATTTGCTAAAGCTGGTATAGTCCAAATTAAAGAAGAAATAAAAGCGTTATCCGATAGAAATAAAGAACTATTAAAAGATGTTAGAATTACTCCTTTAGGTAGGTTATATTCAAGAGAAAACGAAGCAGAAAGAGAGAGAAATGCGCTTCAAATGGAAAAATTATCATATATTTTATACCAAAACAAAGCGAGAATGGACGCTTCTAATGAGGTTTTGAATGTAAATAATAAGGTTTTAAAAGTAAATACAGATGCTAAAAAAGAAAACACAAAAGCAAACAAAGCTAATTTAGAATCTTTAGAATTAAAACCACAAGAAAAAACTGGCGACTCTTTAATTGAAAAATTAGAGCGTCAAAAATCAAAGTTAGAAGAAGAACAACGTCAATTATCTAAAAACAATATAGAATGGCGTATGTATCAAAAGTTAATTGATGGTGTTGAAATATCAATAAATCAATTAACTGATGCTCAAGACCCTTTAACGGAATCAGGTAAAAGAACTGCGGAGGCTTTAGCAAAAATAGGTGAAAAGGCAAAGTTCTCACAAGAGGAATTGGATAAAGCAAATAATAAACTAAACGACTATTTTAACACGTTTAAAGAGGATTTAATGGCTGGTTTAGATATGCCAAGTCTTAACATTTTTACAACTATTGAAGAAAACGGACTTAGTACTTTTGAAAATCTATTAAACGCCTCTAAAGCAACTGGGCGTGAAATGCAGTTTATGTTTACTACTACCTTAGAAATTGCACAAGATGTATTTAATAAAATAGCACAAGCAGGCCAAGCAAATTTCGAGGCAGAATACGAGCGTTTAGATAGACAAACTGAAAACGCTATCGAGTTTGCGGGTAAAAATGAAAAGGCAAAAGAAGTAATAGAGAAACAAGCCGAAGCAAAACGCCGTGAAATACGTAAAAGAGAGTGGAAGGCAAAGCAGGAAATGGCAATGGTTAACATTGTTATCGATACTGCTCAGGCTATTGCTACCACTTATGGACAGTTAGGATGGATAGGGGGAACAGCTGGTGCTGTATTTTTAGCCGCGATGGGAGCGGCTCAATTAGCGCTTGTAGCTTCTCAAAAAATGCCAGCGTTTTGGAAGGGAACGGATAACGCGCCTGAGGGATTTGCTTTAGTTGATGAATTACGTCCCGAAGTACACACCGACAAACACGGGAATATAAAAAGTTTAGGTAGCTCAAAAGGGGCAAATGTACGTTATTTAGATAAAGGCGATAAGATTTACAAGTCGCATACTGACTACATAAACAAAGAACTTGCTAAAAACGGTATTGACCCGATGGGCGCATTTATGAACTTTAGCATTCCTAAAGAAACAAAAAGCAATGATTTTAGCGAATTTAAGCAAGAAATCACTAAATTAGCAGATGTTATAAGAAACAAAGAATCTGTAAGTATAAACATTGACGAGGCTGGTTTTAGAACTAAAATCGGAGGTGCTGAAATACTAAACAGTAGACAAAAATTCACCAAAAGAAGCGTATAGTGGAATTTAAACATTTTTTAGTATTTGATACATTTGAAGTTGAAGTGTTAGAGCCAGTAGGCTTTGACGCTTCTAACTTTGTTATAGAACAAGGTAATTATGCGCGTGATACTTACACTTTTAACGATAAGGTAGATTTTACTTTTTACGACGAAAAGGGCAATCAGTTAGCACAAAGTAGATTACTTAATAACGGTGTATTGCTTACTCACGAAGAAACTGGACTAAGATTTTTACTTGAAGAAAACAAGCGTAAAGGTTCGGAGGCAATTGTAAAGTACAAATTACAGTTAAACGGTGTTGATTTTAGTTTAGCTCAAATGGACTTTGGGGAAGCCGAAACGGACAATGTTTCTTACTTCAAATGTAAATTAATCCAAGATACTCAAAAGGCTTTGATTAAAAAGCGTGAAGGTATAAAAGTCGATGCGTTTAGCAATAAAGATTTAGACGATAATACAATAACACCGATAACAACACAAAGACTTTTACTAAGAAGTTTACCTATAAATGGTGTTTCAACTTGGCAAAGTCCTGAGGGGTTTTTAAACGTAGAGTTAACAGGTGGTTTTGCTACTGATTTCTATTGGTATTACAACCCTTGTAAACAAAGTATATTATACGAAATTGAAAATTCACTAAGTTGGCTGGGAGCTTTAAGTGTAGCAAGTTTTGACGACTACGATACAATGGCGGATTTTGCGGTATTGGAAGCAGTAGAGCAGTTGACAAATGTAAAGATAGAGATAACAGATTTCTTATTTTATCAAACTATTTTCGGACAAACAGAAAGCAGTTTTAGAATAGTTTGGGGTTATTCTACATTATTCCCTATTGGTGCGCATAATGTTTATAATAGTGGTGTTATTAATACGGGTACTTTTGGATATAGTGGAAATATTACATATACAATCCCAGTAGTTCCGAAAGGTGCTAAAGTATGGATTTTTGGACGTAGTAGAGTGGGGAGTGGATTAGATAAAGCGTTTACAACTTTATCCGCATTTAACACTAAGATTAGTGCAACAAGTACGGCAATTGATACAGTTATAGAGGCGGTTAGATACGTTGATTTAATCAAACAGAATTATAAAGGCATAGGCTCGAGTTTGCCAGTAATTGCTCCAAAGTTTGACGTTGGTGGTGAATTTTACAATAATTTTTGTTATACTGGTAAATTAATTAGACAGTTAACTACTAAACCTTTTTATTTAGAATTAAAAGAAACGGTTGAAAGTTTAATGGAGGTTAATGCCGACGCTCAAGTAAATGATGATAAAGTATTTATTGGCCAATATGAGGACTTCTATCAAAACATTGATATGGGAGGCTTTTTAATTGCACCCGATAAAAACCTTAAATACACTAAAAACGAGCGTTATTTAATAAATGAGTTTGAATTAGGGTATCAACACTATGAAGAAGAAAGAGGCGAAAGAGATACTTTAAGCTCAATACACACCACTACGCAATGGTACATACCAGCGAATAACTCGATGAATAAAAAGGATGTTAAAACTCCTTTTACAAGAGATTCAAAACGTATTGAAAGTGTTAAACGTAGAAATACAAGGTTAACTGGAGATGCAAATGATACCGATGATGAAATATTTATAAGTGATATTACTTCTTTAGCACCAAACTCACGTAATAAATTTACGGCTTTTTTACGCTATTCGAGTAATGGAAGTAGAGTAGTTATCTTATCAGATGATAGTTTTAGTTGGAATTTACTAGGTTTTAATGTTGGTGATACTATCAAAGTAAACGGTAATAATGTAGTTGTTGAGTCATATACTGAACGCGAAATAGTATTGATTTATACGGCGGTTGTGGCTACTGGACAAATTGTATTTACAATTGATTATCCTTTAATAAATGTGCAGTATGTAACAAGAACTGGGGAAGGACTTATTTATAGCGCGAATTTACCAAGTGCGAATAAATTTGGTAACTTACGTTATTCTATTAAACGTAACATTCGTTATTGGTATGCTTATTTAGCAACCGCAGGAAAATTTATAGTTGATAAATCAATTAAAAACACCTACTTTAGAAATAATGGAGAAGCCACAACACAGTTTACAGGTGAACCGTTCCCGATAAAAGAGAATGACCCTATACAAATACAAGACATAACCGACTTTAAAATACTTAACCAAAACTTGATTAACACAACTGTTACGGCTACTTTTGACGAGGTTAAAGCATTAATACCAAAGTCACAAAATGATAGAGGTTTTATTAGAGTTCAAGACCAAGAGGGTAGGATTGTAAAAGGCTACATTAAAAAATTAGACCACAATTGGAAGTACAACGAATTAAAATTAACGCTTGAAGAAAAGAACGAGAGCGACTTTTTAGATATTACTTTCTCTAGTGGAATACTAACAATTAACGAAGTTGGTTATCCTACAAAAATAGTAACTAAAAAAATGTATAATATTTTTAACGGATTTATACAATTTTATGACGAAAATAATATAAATTTGTGTAATCGTACTTATTTTGATAAAGTTAAGTATAACGGTGTGATTTATAATAGTATAGATGAATTAATTATAGCAATAGGATGACAGACTTTAGTTTTTTAAGATTGAATACTTCTTTTGCCGTTGCTAAAAGTGATGAGTTAATTGATTCGGAGTATTTTTATAATAATACAATTATATTAGACCCGCGTGAAAAGTATCTACAAATAAGTAATTCAAATGTAAATATAGCTTTTGATGACAGTTATAAAGTAGAGTTAGTAGATTGTTCAAAAGAATTGGTTTTAGATATTACAGATAAGGTATTTATAACTGAGGCACAAGACAACAACGGTATTTATCAAATAGCATATGAGATTACGCCAATAGGCCAAGATTTCTACTATAAAAAACTATACTTAAAATTCACTCACTTAGATAGTGATTTGGTTTTATATTCAAATGCTTTTATCGTAACCGCAGAAGAAGAAAAGAATAGTTTTAGATTGGATTATAAGAGTTATGCTAAATACGATGGCACGCACTATAATTTATTCAATTATTATCAATCGATAAGATTACAAGGTAGTTATATTTTGCCAGTACCGAAAGAGGATAGCCAAATATATACCCAATATAACGGTGTAATACGTAAGAGTAGAGTTATTAAAAGCGTTGATAAGCAGTACAGTATTGATACTATCGAGAGTTTAAACATTGAAAGTTTATTTAGTGCGCTGAATAGCGATGTTTGTTATTTAAACGGTGTAAGAGTTACAACAGTACAAGCCCCGACAGTTGGTGAGCGTATAGGAATGAGCAATTTATTCCCTTTAACCTTTACTGCTGGATTTAATTATTCAGATACATATACAGATGTGTACCAAATATTACCGCCTTTAGTGTTTTTAACTAAGTCGCCATTAGGAAACTATACAGTACCAAATTTTATATTGGCTAATGGTGAAGCTACATTT